AGCCATCAATTTTGCCGGTATCGGTAAACTGATGGATTAGCGCGCCGTGTGCGTAATTATCTTTCGTGCCATAGTTCGGGTACCAATCGACGCGTGGCAAGCCTAATTTCTTAATAATAGCTTGACCTGCATAAGTGAACACCTGTTTTCCAGTTTTTTGTAAGACTAAGTTCTTAAATAGTTTCAATTGTTCGAGTGTGCCTTCAAAATCTGGCTCTAAGTCGACAAATAGAAGTGGTGCGTTGACTAATTTTTGAGCTTCGATAAAACGCTCTGCTTCAGTCTTTGCTTCTTCCTCGGTTGAAAAATAAGGTAGCCAGTAAATCCCTAGTAGCTTATCGCCCGCAGCTTTAGCGAACTTAATCAACTTCGGGTCAATCTTGTTAGTGTCGCCTCCGTAACTTTGACCGACATGACCAGCCTTGAGAATAACGCCAGCGAACTTATGAAAATGATTTACAATAGCATCATCTTGATGATTTGAGACATCCAATATAATCTTGCTGTAGTCTTCTTGTGGTTCTTCTGGCTTTGGTTGAGGTGTCAAATCTGGCAAATCGTGTAAGTCTTTATCCTCGAATAATTGACGGCTCATATATTTACCACTACGTGCTGTAACGTACCAAACAGTGTCTCCAGCGACAGGCTGACCGTTTGTAACGTAGCCTTTCATAGCGATAACGTCGCCTTTTTCTAGTTCCTGAAAAATAGCTGAATTTGTGTTGGCTTCGTCGCGAGCGTTGCCGTCTTCTTCCAGTTTCCTGTCTGTCGGCTGAGTTTCGTCGTAATCTTCAGCTATACATCGTCCGTCGCAGCAGTATGAATATCCGAGATAATCTGGTCCATAATTTCCCATCCAGTTCATCAGTTCTTCAATACTGTTATAAATCCCTCGCGCTCCACTGTGAACTTCGCTGTCGTGGATTTCGATTGAACCGTCGGCGCGTTTTCGCATTAAGAATACGTGTCCATCTTCTGCATAAATACCTCTTGAAAATCCCAAAAATCCAACCACCCAGATACCAACAGGGGCATGCCCAGTATTTATTCGACCCGCATTTAATTCGTTTAAGTACGCTGTTTGAGCACTTGGTGTTCGAGATGGTGCACTGATAGCATCGTCAACATATTGCAAGCACCAACCGCTCTGTGCGCCGACATTGATATTTGGATTGTAAGTTTGTCGAACTGGCATTATTTCCTCCTCACTTGTGTTTGTTGAACTTCTTCTTTTAATTCCGTAACTGCTTTATTTTGCTGAATTAAGTTATTAGTTGCGTAAATAGCCAATCCTACAAGTGCGATTGCGAATAATTTCGCTAGGTTGCTTGTTACCAGGCTCCAAAAATTCATCACGCCCTCAATTTCGCTACGCTTGACGTACTTTACTTCTGATTCTTTTTCGTGCGCTGCCAATTGCGCTTGAGTAACGTTCGCTCGTGCTATATTCTCAATTCGCTCTAGCATGACAGTATGCTTGTCTACGCCATCCTTAATGTATTCGACCTTAGCTTGTAACGCGCCGAACTCTTTAGCTGATACTTCTGGTTGTTCGTTCATAATATAAATTATGATTTCTTGTCGTTATCTAATACGGGAATGTCATAGTCCGTACGTCTATATAAAACGTCTCTGTTGGATTTTGATTAATAATAGCAGTGTCATACGGATTAAATATTGACAATGCACACACTATTTTATTTTTTGATTCGCGCCAGCCAGAAATAAGCACAGAGGTAGGTGTTGTGCCACCGCCTGAAACCGCAAAAGTCCTTACAAAGTCTATTTTAGACGCCGTGATAGCTCTGTCTGGATTCGTAGAGGTGCTGACTAGTAATCTTAAAATCCCAACGTTAGTCATATTAATCTCTTGTTTTTGAAAATATACAGTATTGCTTGCTATCGATATTCCACCGGGTAGAGTAAGGCTCATAATACTTCTGCCGGTAGCGCTGATAGTCGCATAGTCGCTACTGATATTAAAATCGTCTGGATAATTATTCATCAGCGTACATCCTATAGTGATATTTTGTTACTGTATTAAAAAATTCTTCTCTATAAGACAGTGTTAGTGCAGTCTTATCCACGAACGCACTATATCCACTGTTAGCCCATAACTCTAGAGAGGCATAAGACAAAGAGTTTATCTGTCCGTTTTGCTCTAACCATAAGAGGACTAGTGGTTTATACCCAAGATTATGCACAATCCGAACTTCTTCGTTAGTATTAACAAGCACAGTTCCAGCCTTGTACAGCTTTAACTGATTGTTGTCAGTATTAAAAGTCATGTCGTGATAATGACTTGTGAATGAGGCTTTTCGATGAGGTTCTAAAGCGAATCCTATGATTCGGAAATAAAACGTAGCAGTAGTGTCGGTTCTATTTGACGTGCTTATATGGATTAAATTATTATCCACACGAACGTATGATAAATACTGATACTCACCTCTATTATTGAAACCGCTAGTATTCACCTCGAATGCATTTTGCGAAAAATCGCTAGAAGTCGAAAATTGTGCTATCGGCAAAAATGCAGAGCCGTAAGTATTTGGTATAGTTATGTCGTTATAATCATGCGCGTTGACGGGTACTGGTATAGTATCGCTACGATAAATCACCTGGTCGATCGGATAGTCACTAGATAATACAAAGTCTTTTATCATTCTTGCTCCAAAAGCTCTATAACGTCTTTGCCTTCTTTACTCACCCACAGACCGACCCTAGTAGCGTAAGCACCGATTTTAATGCGCTTATATGCTCCGTCAGAAAACAACAGACCACTCCCATCCAGCACCACGAGTTCCCTGCGATTTACGGGGTCATAAATAACAAGCCTGCCCGAGCCTTCCTCGATACGTAATTGTCCAGTAATCGATGAAATAATAGTTGAGCCTTTTAATTTTAGAACTTCTTTCATTAGAATGCGTACACTTCCTCTCCGTTATAGACTGATCTGTCATATTGCGCAAACATATAAACTTTAGTCTTTCTAACCTTTAATTTAGTAGTTAATTTACTATCGCTTAATTTCTGAGATATTGCGATAATTTGATAAACTCCGCTCGCCAGTCGAGTGTCTAGCTTAATCGAATCCCCTATTTGCATTGACGGTGAACCCTTAACCTCTAATTCAAGCATCGGGCTATACGTCGCGTATCCTCTAAATACTGACTGTGTGAATGCTCTTGCGTTTTCATAGTTTCCAAAAAATGGATTGTCATTTATTTCTAGAAGATAATCTTCATCATCGCTCCAGTTGTCGTCAAAGGCTTCATAGTCCAATTCGTCAATTTGTTTTGATGGTTCACCCCACAAAAATACACGGTCGATTTCAACAGGATAAAATAAATCACTCGTAAAGGTTAATATTGCTTTGCTAGGTGTTAACTTTAGCGAGCATTTCACGCCTCGATCGACTTCGACGCCGTTAGCGGTTTTTGCAGTAAACCATGATACATCAGCATTCTCACCCAATTTTGGCTCAATTAAATCAGCACACGGGTCAGACAAACTAACTTCACGCACGATCGGTAGTCCACGTTTTACAACCCAAAGATTATCTGTGTTTTTACCGCTTGAGGTCTTTTCTGCAACCATTTGATACGGTGCAATTACACGGATAGGTGTTTTAATTTTAACGTGATTAACAATGCCAGAACTCTTCGAGGGTGTTATCGATATCACATTATCGTCATCTAGTTTATAGTGAATGTTTTCTGCGACATCGGAACCGCGTCCTTTGAATCTTATTAGTCCTTCCTCGTCTTGCCATAGTCTGCCATTCTCAGCTTGAACTAACTTTTTAACGATATCTGCCAATGAATCGTTTTTGTTTGGAAAAAATATAGGGATAATATTTGTTGCTCCTGAAAAGGTAAACTGATGTGGTGCGAACCCTAAACCTTTGAATATTTCAGTTAAAATATAGTCTGTTTTTTTATAAGCCATTGGCGGTAATTCAGGCAAAGGCTGAGATAATGCCCAGTTAAGAAAGTCAAAAGCCGAAACTGAGGCTTCTGCTTTTCCTGGCTCTGCATCAGGTAGCATATTAGTAAGCCCCACGAATTGTGGCACGTTCTCTTCGCCGAAACCGAGCCACGCTCGAGTGGGAATGTTTGGCTTAATATATTTCGCGATTGGGCTATTCGAATATGGCACAAAATAACCGTCGTGATTAGCTAATTCAAAATCAGCAATCGCTGACTGTACCGAATATGGAAACTCAACGGAACGATTAACTGCAACCGATTTAATCCTATTTGAGATATCATTATAAGCATAGGTGTCCCATATCTGGACAGGCGGCTGACTTGCGATATCTGATGCATATAAATCACCGCCTCCGTATGTCGATTGGTCGTACACTCCCCATGAGATATTTTCATTTCGAGTTTTGTCCCACGCCATAGCAACACGCCACGTGAGCGGTCTAACCCAAGATTTCGCCAGTTTCTTAAACCTATCGCTAGTAACTAACATTTTATTGTCCCAAGTTCTGCCCAGTCTCAACCATTGTTAAAGTAATACCTTCTATATCACCGCACAGGTTTATAATGTCTTTTTTACTGATAGAAATCTTCACTGGGATATTAGTAGCTGAGCCGTCAGATAATGTAAGTAGTGGATATCTATTAGCCGTATATTGCCTTTGAATAAAGCCCCACAATTCAGCGAACTCATCTGCTGTTAAATGACCAAAAGTATTAGTCCAAACTCTTTTGTGATAAACATAGTCTGTATATACATTTCCTGACAAAACAGTAACATCGGTCTCTCCAAAATTAGAATTCTCAGAAAATGGGCTTGAAATATACTCATGATTCCAAGTTTTTGAAGTGGTAGAGTCGGTTAATGTCATCTCTTTCATGCGAACCTCGCTTTCTGGCTCTGTTCAAACGCCTGCATAATTTGGTCAGCAACTTTTCGCCTCTCGTCAGGAGAAGTTGCGAATACACCGCTCACATTGATAGTTATCTGTTGTGATGGCTGCGTATTTGTTTCTTTTAGTACTTTAGTAAACGTATCTGCCATAATCTTTTGTGGTGTAACGATTTCTGGGTTAGCCTTAGCCCCTAGATATTCACCAGCGATAACAGGTGTAGCTGTAGTCAAAACGCCACCCTTTGCTAGCCTTGGAAGACTGAACCTCTGAATGTTAGGTATGTGAACATTAGGAATCTTATTGATGATATTTAAGGCTCCATTTAATAGATCTATAGGCTTGTTTATGACTCTCTCGATTTGGGCTATCAAGCCGTTTATCATTCCCTTACCAATACCAATGACGCCGTTCCAAGCCGCAACTCCTAGATTTGCCGCCCAAGAACCAAAATTACCTAAAGAGTCACGCATCGGCTTCCAGAATCGACCACCTCCAAAATCGAAGAAGTCCACAGTCGCTCGCCACATATCATCTAAGAATTTGCCGAACGTGTATTTTCCGTCATCTGCCTGTTGCTGATTGAGCGTCTTCAATTTATTATTTAATTCTTCTCTCTGTTTTTTCAGCTTCTCTAGAGTTTCTCCATTATTCGCAAGAATACCTGCATTTGTTTCGGCATTATTAGACAGTGCATCCTGTTTTTGTTGTTGAAGTGTCGCTAATTGTTCATCACGTCGCTCTTTGAGGCTTTCAATCTCATCTAGCTTAATCATATTCTGAACGCTAGCCAAATCGGCACGATGTTTATTCTGAAATGCTAATTCAGTATTGAGTTGTTGCTGTAAGTCAGCAAGTTTCCGATCTCTCTTGAGTTTGTCTGCGTTATTTTCAGCGTTTAATTTCTCCTGATTTGCTGCGAATTGCTCGTCATATAGTGCCTGCTCTTTGTCTAATGCAAACTGTAACTCAGCAAGCTTCTGAGCGTTGTAAGAGTTGTTGAAGTTCTGTAAAAATCTAATTTGATTGGTTAAAGCTTGGACCTTGCTTTCGTGCTCTCTGATTTCCTCGACTTGAGATTTTCTAAATGAGGCAGACCTCTTAGCTATTTCAGCGTCATAGTTAGCATTTTCTTCGGCAATTTGCTTGGTTAGGTCTTTAATTGTATCTTCGTGTTTGACGCGGATGTCATTTAAGTCTCGGCTATAATCTCGCCATATTTTAGCCGCTTGAGCCTCTAATTTGTCTAACTCTTTAGTAAGTTTTTTAGCAGACTTTGCCGCCTTATCCATGCCTTTAGACGAACCACCAGCAGATTTCTCAAGTAGCGCAATTTGCGCATCAACACTCGCCAATTGAGATTTCAGACTCTCAGCACTCTCTCCACTACCACCAGCCGCAGAACCAAGTATTCCAAACGCTTGTGCCGCCATCACCGCACCAGCAGCGATTGCAGACAGTAACGCTATAATTGGGTGGCTCATAAACGCAAACATCGCCGCTCGGGCTAATATGAATCCTTTTTGCAATACAAATAACCCACCAGCAACAAGCGCGAATGTTACGATTCCTGAGCCTGCGACCTGTATAACGCCGCTAAGCTGCGTTAGAAATGGTCCGATAGCTCCTGCCAATCCACCAACAGCGTTTAATATAGTCTCTATTCCTGCACCAACTCCAGCCAAAATTGTCCCAATGTTACTTGCTCCCAGACCTTGAATGAGGTTAGCCATGCCTCTAGTAATAGCAGTCTCCATGTTTGTAAATGAAGTCTGAAGACCGCCAGTAGCTTTTTTCACTGTTGAATCGAGCGATTCAATCCCTCCACCGCCATTGTGATCTAGTTCTATAAGCTTTTGAGTGAGTTGCTCAGCGGATAACTTGCCCTCACTGCCCATTTCTTTGAGCGCGCCCATGGTAATGCCCATCTCTTTTGCAATAGCCTGCAAAACAGGTGTCATGCCTGAGTTCAGTAAGGAGTTAAAAGTTTGAGCCTGAACAGCTCCACGTCCAAAGTCTTGCGAAAGCTGAGTTATAGCATTGTCCACCATAGCACTTGAACCACCGTATGCTAGAATGGCGTCGTTTATAGCCTTAAATGCTTGCTCTCCAGCAACCATTGAACCAGAAACAGCGACAAGACGTTGCACACCTCTTACGGCTTCATCAAGAGATGTAGGCAACCCTCTGATATCTTCATTTAGCTGTTGCATTGAGCGAGAGACTTGCTCGCCAGATTGTCCCATTGCTTGGAATACACGAGCGGCGTTATTTAGCGTGTCTACACGCCTTACAGCTGCGCCAATTGAATTTGTAACAAGTCCTATGGCTTTATCTAGAAGTAACATTGAAGCACCAGCACCCGCGCCTATCGCTAGATCTTTTTCTAAACCAGAACCCTCTTTTTTCAAGCCATTGAGCTTTGATTTCATAGAACCAATATCAGCATCTAGCTTATTCAAAGCTAGTCTGACATCATATGAAATCTCGCCAACGTTACTCATCGAATGCTATCTCCGACCTCTTCTTCAAATCTTTCTCTAACGCACTAAAACCCTCTTTGGAAAACGCACCAGCAGTTGCGTAATAAGTTGCTGATTGATTCTTAGCAGTCATTTGGTTATGCACAGCGTCGGCGGCGTCAATCAGCATCAAAGCCTCGTCTAAAGTAAACGGAACGAGAACTTTCTCAAAACTGTTACCATTCTTCTCGAATGATTCAATATACCCACGCTTCACTGCCTCGACAGCACCCCAGCCGAGATATACACCTAATTTAGCGATAATCCACATCTCAGGTGCGACTTTCGCTCCAGTAGCTTGTCGTGTAGTACGCTCCTTGTATCGCTGCTCAACACGTGCCTTTTCTTCAGGAGTAAGTAGGTCTTTTAAGTTGACTACTGCCACTATTTACGCCTACTTTCTCGGTTAGAAAAAATATCATTAAACAAATCCTGAATAGCTAAACTAGACAAGCTACCTAGCATCTCCATTGCTTTTTTAGAATCATCGAAACAGCCGGCATAGATCTCAATCTCTTTTTCTGCAAGCTCTTCACGCTCCGCCAAAAGCTTGTTACCGCGGTCTACTTTCTCAACAACACTCTTGTCGTTGTCTTTGATTTTTGACCTGTCAATCTTCTGAATTTCTGCCTGTAGTGCCATTAGCTCATTTATAGCTTTGACAGATAATCGTGTAATCTTATTAATCTCTAGGCTTTCATTCGAGCCTAACGGGCGTACTTTTAATACTCCATACGGTTCACCGAAATCAACCTCTTTATAGCCTTGATATTTTGATAGATTTAATTTAATTGTCATATTATTTACCCTTTCATCTTATAATTTTGAGCTTTTATCGTGAGCATAGGGACTTTTCGGACAAGATGTGGTAATGTATAAATGTCATACCAATTTGATAAAATAGGATTTGAGAATGAACAGACAAGAAGGGATGTTAGCCAGGGCTAGAGAACTTAAAGCCATGCTTAACGAGGGGATAATTACCAAGGAAGAGTTCGAGCAAGAGAAGAAAAAGTTATTATCTCAGAAAAATACAGTAGACAAACAAGATAAAGGCTCATCAAACATAGAAAATCTAGAACAGGAATTATTACGTAAAAACAGTAAACCAATAGAGAATGTGCTTGCTATAGCGGCAGTATTCTCTATGAGCTACATGAGCTTTTTATTTTGGGAAGGTTACCACAGAAGTGTATCATCTAATTTAGCAGAATCAGGAGCGACAAATGCCTCAAATCCGTCAGCCATAGCGTTTGGAATCGTATTATTCTGGTTTATACACTGGCTTGTATTCGTTATGTTTACCACCAATATGGCTCGAAAACGAGGACGGTCAATACCGCTCGCTATTTTAGGGGCATACTTCTTCGGACTTTTGTCAGTGTTCTATTATCTTTCAAAGGGAGATAGTACAGAACTAAAAGTGCTCAAAGAAGAGAAAGTGCGCAAGCAAATCAGATAACAAAATACCACTCAAACGAGTGGTATTTCTAGCAAACGAGCTCCTACTAATCAAGTGGTTTCACTGTTTGAGTTTGAGGGTCGTATTTACCCTTTTTATCTTTAAGACCTGGTCCATAGCGGAAGAAGCCCTTAGCTGTGCGGTTCATCTGGAATGTCAATTCTAGGGTTGAATCGTCTCCACTAGCTGAAAATGTAGTATCGAAGCTGTCTGGTAGCGTTACACTATATACGTGAACGTCAAAGTCGTCATTAGCTTCACAGACTGGGTGAATGTGCAATGGAACGGTAGTTGCAGAACTTGCACAGGCTCCAGCACCCCAGGTTACACTTCCAACTGTCTGTTTTGTACCTGATGCCGCCTCATATAGTCCAGCGTAAACAGCCTTAACACTTTCTGGACCAGCCAAGTAAAGAGTAAGTGTTACTTCTGATGTATCAGCTCGACCGCTTGGACGACGAATAGTACCACCTTGAGTTTCAGTTTCTGTTGTACCGCCTTCATATTTAACGGCGATATCTCCCAGCATGTCTTGTGGGATTACTAGCTGACCTAAATAGACTTCTTTTGGTCCATTCTGCTTTGCTAGTGCTTTTTTGAACTCTTCTACGTTCATATTTCCTCCTTTTAGTTAACTCTTGCAAGCCCCGTTATTGCGTAAATCATTCTGCCCTGGGCATCCCTTTCGACAGATGTTGGCGTTGATATTGATTCAAAAACCACACAATCAAAGCCTTCGTCTGTGTAACTGGTCTCAGGTAGAGATATACTCACGCCGAGCTTATTAGATAGAAATTCAGATATTCTAGCCAATCTCTTGTATCCGTCCAAATCATCTTTCCCCCGTGAATAAAGTTCAAATGAATATGTAGGACGAACGCCTCTCGACTGGTTGCCGCCTATATCAGAGATATAAACGCCTTTCCTGTCGAGAGTGAGCTTATTCCAGAATAGATCTTTATCAATTTTACCGAATTCGTTGTTTTCTAGATATTTAAGAAGCGACAGTGAAAAAACTTTCATCGAAGACCTCCCTTAAAATCAATCTGTTTCTTTACGCTCTCACCTGCTTTTTCTAGATAATTCAGTGTTTGTGGGTGCTTTTTGTTTTCGTAGTGGCGACGTTTTGCGTATGGAACATCACCGCCACCAAATACAACACTTGTAGTATCACCATTATCTACTAGTCGTACGCTTTGCTTCAGCGCTCCAGTATCAACTGGTGCTAGCATTTGCGCTCGTGACATTATAGCCTGAGCAATACCCTTTCTCTTGTTTTTAGCGTTCACTGCTTGAATTCTCTGCCAAGCGTCAATATTATTCTTGATCTTCATCATAGCCTCCATAGTCTGCGCGCTCCAGAGTTAGAGTGTAATGCTCTAATGTGTCTGTATCGAAATTCATGCCAGCAGTCGCACCTACAATTTGATAAGAAGCTCCATTGACTCTAACGCCATGACCTACAAACATGTTAGTACTTGTAAAGTCTATAAAATCGACAGGCTTTACGTGCAGTGTCGCGGTCGAATCAGTTGTTTGAATGTTGTTTGATGTCGTAACTCCACTACGCTGCTTAAAAACGCCAGATAAGCCCTTGCGGTGATTTACAAGGTCGCCACGCACCGTTCCTTTGGTAACTTCCAAAAAAATGTAAGGAGTCGACTTAAATACATCGAATACGGTCATTTCTTATCTCTCCTGAACGTAATGTGATTTGACTACATTGACTGTATTTATCAAGTATTGACTTATAGCTCTCAATAATCCTGTCTAACTCGCTTGTCTTATCGTAAGTAATACTGAAGTCTTCGACCTTTTTAGAGGTAATCCTGTCGTCTCCGGCAAGTTTTACAGCAAACAGTTCAGATATAACTTGAGCTAATTCTTCGGGAATTACTTTCAAACCAAATCCACCATGAACAGTTATTACGTCAGTATGTTTTGTGGGCTTATTCAGTACTATGTTGTCGCAAAGCTGACTAGCGTTATCTCCTAGGTAAGTAGCAAAGTCGACTGAGTTAGAGTTCACTTTAACAGATTGAATTTCGGAACAAAGACCAATAAACACAGACCTCATCCCGTCTCTACCATGAAAAGTTCGCTCTTCTTCTATATAGCCGATTTTGCTACAAATTAACGCTTCAAGCTTACTGACAGCTATTCGCAATAGGTTATCAAAGTTGTCGCTTTCAAATGGAGTTAGGGAGCGTCGTAAATAGCCCTCAACTTGTTCTTTAGTCAAATTGTATTGCATACCTCAACGCTCCCTTTCTATTAAGCTTTCTTCAAACCGATTGCTGATTTCAAGCCAGACAAGCCACCACCGATGTAAAGCTCTTGCAAGAACTCTTCCTCGTTGGTCTCAAGCTTAAAGTTAGTGAAGGCTTCTACAGAAGTATCACCAACTGTCTTGTACGCACCAAGCACAACAACATATGCGTCGTAGTCTGGGTCAGTTGCATCAGTGAACCATGTTGGCTCAATGATAGTAGCCGTGTCTAGTACGTCTTCAGCCTTTGCACCAATCTGGAACAAGTATTTACCATCAGCACCCTTTTCAAAGCGTGCACTTGTTGCAAAGCCTTTCTTAGCGATAAGAACAATCTCACCGTCAGTACGGATCATGTCTTTAGCTCGTGCTACAGCTTCAGCGCGGCTCATACCAGCTGCGATAGTCAACTCATCACCGAAGGTATTCTTTGCTTTTACGTCTGACTTAATAGAAGTAAATGACGTAATCTTGCGCTTGTCGCTATCTTCACGACCATCACCGATAACCGCAGCACGCTCAACTTCGCGAATAATTCGAGTAGGTAATTCGTTAAGAACATACTTCATCAATGCGCCCGTTGATTTGTTCTCACGGATAGTTTGCTTGTCTAATACCAAGTACTTGTAAATCACACCAGCGCGAATTGTGCGGCTTTCAAAATCAATAACTTGCTGATCTTTCTTCTCGCCCTTTTTGTGTCCGCCTGCACGGCTAGTGTCAGCTTCGACGTCGGCTTTGTCCCAGGTAACCTTGAATACATCTAGACCAGTCTTGTTCAATTTGCTGAAGATTTCACCTGATGTCACGGCGTCTTCAATAGCAGAAACAACTGGCTCTGGCAGTTTGAAAAACTCTTTGTCGGTCAAGTTATTCTTAACCAAAACATCTTGCCAAGCGCTCTTAACGTCGTTAAAAGTACGACCAGCGTTTGCCATCAATACTTGTGTAAAATCTCGCACTGATGCTTGAGTTTTTAGATAGTCATTAACAGTAGGGGTTGTCGTAACCTCTGCTTGCTCTTTTGGCTCGATGATTTGAGCCTTTGCGATTTCCTCGTTCATTTCATTCTCCTCTTCTTTACCTGATTTATCTTCTACTGGCGTCTCAGGTGTATCGTCAGTAGGTTCTTCGACCTTTTCGGTCTCTTCGCTTTTTACTCGTGTAGCGATTGCCATAGCCGGTGCCAGACAAGCGTCTTTCACGACTGAGGTATAGCTAGCGGCAGCTTTCATAGCGTCAGACAAGCTTGTTTTCGCTTCTACTGCTTCGGTTGCAAATCCAAGCTCCACAGCTTCAGCGGCAGTCATCCACGTCTCAGCAGCCAACAGTTCTTCTATCTTTTCCTCAGATAGTCCTGTTCGGCTCGCATAAACTGGAATCATACTCTCACAAGTCTTCTCTAACATCTCAACAGCTCGACCTAATTCGTCTGCATTTCCAGCTGCAATTGTCCACGGCTTGTGAACCATCATCATTGCGCCAGGCAGCATAACGATTTCGTCGCCAGCCATTGCTATGAGAGACGCTATAGACGCGGCTAGTCCATCGACCTTCACTACAACACGTCCGTTATATTCACGGAGCATATTGTAAATCGATACACCAGCGAATACATCACCCCCAGGACTGTTAATCCTCACTGTAATGTCGCCTGTACGCGCAGCTAATTCCTCTTTGAAAAGTTTTGGCGTAACGTCGTCCTCGAGCCAACTCTCACTAGCGATAGTGCCATTGATAATTAACTCGTTTGAGGCTTCGGCTTTCGCCCACTTCCAGAATTTATCCATTAGCGTTCCTTTTTAAGGTTATTATTCGGCGCTCAAATGAGCATTGCCTTAATTTCATTCTGAGGTGCTATCGTGAGTGCGAGGCAGCTTCTCATCTTCAGTGAAGACAAGCTGTTTTATCTTGTCAGAGCAGTCAGTCGCGAATAGAACTTTAATATTCAATTTCGCTTTACATTTAGAGTTTGGGCAAATTAAACCCTGTATAGCAGTAGAAGTAACAGCTTCAAACAAATATCTACCACAATACTTACAGTTTATCTTTATCATTGCTTAATCCTGAATTTTGGGCGTCCGCCACAATTAGGGTGAATAGGTCCGCCAATATTTTCTTCATAATCATTTACCCATGTGCCGCTGTCTGTTTCTATTGCTTCATTAAGCTTTATCATCGGTTGAGCAACAGGCTTCCAAACTCCTTCCAATGCTCGACACTCTGGGCAATGTGCGCCGACTGGATGATTTATAGTCTTTTCAATTTCTGCCCCTGTTTCAGCTTCGAGCTGTTTCATAGCCTCTACATCGCCAACACTCTCAGAGCGCTGTATTTCAGTGCGAGCTAATCGAGCAACTCTGTATTCGTCAGTGTTCATGATATCTCTCAGTAAGTCTCTTGTTTGGCTCTCACTTAAATTATCAAGACGTGATCGCTCTAGCGTATCGTTGATGACCTTTTTGGTTTCGTCATCGTATGATTTAGCTACTCGTGTAAGATGTGAGCGGTAATCTGCTCTAGCAGTATCAGATAGGACAAACTCGTCAGTACTTTCAGTGTCTAGTCCTGCGCTCTTAACCATGTCTAAGCCTTTTTTGTATTGATCTGTACCACTAGAGATAAGCAATAGAGTGATTAACGCTAACGAATCTTCTATAAAACGCTCTAACTTGTCGTCTTCAGCTTCGTTTTGAGTGCCAAGTTCTTGAATGGCTTGGTCAACACGGCTTTGCATAAAACTCTTTGCAATATTATACAGTTTGTCATACTCAGAGGCTTCGGCTTTAAGCGCACCTACTGTGCGTGGGTCTGGGGCTTTCTCCACTTCGTCGCCCTCGTCAACTTGAGGCTTGTCGTTTTCTATTTCAGTAGTGTTATTCTCGCCCAGTTTGAGAAGTTTGTAATTCTGCGGTAGTTTGAGTGCATCAATAACAGAATCTAATTCGTAACCTTTATCAACCAGCTTTAATATAGTATCTGTGTTAGTTGCCATCACTTCTGCCTCAACCTTTTTACGGTCAGCAATCTCTGGGATTTCATAGTCAAAAGTAATAGCAACACCGATACCACCAGTAATCCTATTGAGTTCATGCGTTAAACGAGAGTAAATTTTAAGCGCTCGTGGATAAACAACACGCTTAGCAAAACCACGCTCGGAAACGTCAGCATTTGAGTACTTAGCTTGGTCGTCAACGCCTTTAATAATCTGACTAACACCATACGCCATGTCGATTCGCTTGTTTGCCTGCTCAAAGACTGCTGCAAAATCAATATCTTTTTGAGATTGTGCATATGGTATCCACTGAATCTGTGCTTCAGCAGGTTTATTCGTTGTCGGGTCAATCGGACGATGAGAATACGTAACGTTACCATTTTTACCAGCTCCACGGTGGCGAGATTCCAACAGGTCAACCATATCATTATATTCACGAGCAGTACGAGCCGCAATGACAAACATACCAGCAGGAATCGCGTTATTCTCAAAGAAACCACGTTGGAAGTCAGCAATATAATCGTCTAGCGTAATCCATTGGGTAGCGGCTTCAGTTGGTGAGTATCCAGCGTATAAGTTACTTGGGTCAACGCCTCCAGAGATTACAATAACTTGATCTTCAGTAAAAGTCTCAGCCCCTACTTGATAGTAGGTCTTGTTGTCGCGGCGCGTAATACTTGGATGCTCTAAGAACGTGAATCCAGCAATGTTCTGACCTTTGAATCCATAATTCGTAGTCTTTACAGCTTTACCGTCCTCTTTCGCCCAAACTAGAATAAATGTATTACGATTTACTAAAGTAGAAACAATAAGCTTCTCGCTGAATGAAACGAAATCATCTGCTTGGTTAGGATGATAAAGAGCATTAAGAATTGGATTGTTCTGTACGGTCTTGCCATTCGAGTCGATGACTTTTGGCATGATAGTGATAAACTCGTTAGCAATCGCTTGAATATTTGGATAAGCAGAATCGTATTTACTTGCACAATACCGACTATACCAATCTCCTGTATTAAAATTAGCTAACGAAGAAATGCCCTCAACCTTTACTTGAGATTTTGGCTTAAAAAGTGACAATAAATTCATAATACTATTATCGTTACCTATCGTACGCCACCGTACTCTATCTGAGGAATAAACATCTCGGTAAGCCTATACCTAGCGGCGTCTAACGCGTGGTCATCACCGTCTTGTGGTACGTTTAGACTTTTACCTGACCTATCAGTTGCCCACATATATCTTAGATATTCTTTCTGTAGATTGGTTGAGTTCTTTGTGTATTTAATATTAAGCTCGCTCATCTTATTAACGCTCCATTGTCTATAAGTTTGCTTAGCATCACCGCTAGTCTTAGTCACTCCTTTAACCGTACAGCCCAGCTCCACAAGCTCAGCAATGTCTTTAGGTGCGGCACTATCTGCAACTCCCAGCACACCAGCCAATCCTTCTCTATGAATAACCTCTGAGATATCCTTATTAAACAACCCAGTGCTGTAAAGCCTCTCATCAAGAATATATCCGTCAGCTTCTCGATAAACACAAACAAGCGCTGTTGGGTCATTCGTAAAGCCGAAGTCTAGTCCGTAACCTATTAGTTCAGCATGAGTCGGTACTTCCTCAATAACTTTCCAGCCATGAAATACTAGACCTTCCAATTCACCAATCTGTCCCTCGCCATAGACTTTCCACCAGTTCTTATTAGAGCGACGCCTTTCGATTGTCGCAATGATACTATCTTCAAGAGCTTCATTATCTTTATAGGTTACAATAACGAAATCAACATCATCACGTCCTACTAGTTCATGCGCCCAATATTCAGCCGTTGGGTTGTAGTCAAGATAAATAAACTCACGCGTACGAACTTCTAGCTGATTGAACGCATCTTCTCTGATTAAGTTAGCCTCATTGATAAATAGGACATCTCGTCTAGGACCTCTAGCTTTGTCGTCATCAAGGGATACGAACTCAAACATCGTTCCATTAAATAAAGTAAATGTGTAATCTGATTTGTTCTCTTTGATTCTGTAGTACTGCCAATAATTATTAGCCGTGAGTATATTCTTGAAGTCTCGCAATGCACCTCGCTTAAGATGAGGCAGGTTGATACTTGCGATGGTTATTATCTTGTCTGGGTTTTTCGTAGCATATTCAAGTAACAATAATAGTATAGCTATTGTCTTGCCAGCACTTGTACCACCTTGAACAATGCGGATACGTTTGTTGAGCCGCTTTATCTTATGATAAGTGGAGGTCTTGCCAAACACGCTACTCTTTCTTTGATAAATCCTCTAGCGGTTTTGGCGCTTCAATATTAGTCTGCTCGATGGTTTGTTTTGGCGTGCCATAAACCTGGTTAATCATCGCCTCAATCTCTTTCCACTGAGCTTTTCTTATAGCTATAGCCAATTTACGCTCGAACAGACTCTTATTCTCGTCTTCAGCGACTTTACGCAGCTCTTCCTCTGTGAGCTTTATCATCTGCTCGAGTTTATATCGTGCTGTTTCTGTTTTCTTCCAGGCGCCATTATGTCTGCGTTCTGGGTGTGCTTCAAATCCTGGTGGCGTTGGAACTCCATTCCTACCAACCGACGGTTTGCGTTGCTTTCTAGGGGCTTCTGCTGTCATATCATTCCTCCTTATTGCCTACACAAGTCCCCATTCGGCGAACTTCTCAAAACCACCAACACCTTCAATGTACTTTCTAGCAATTTCAACTATTTCAGAATAGGGTAGCCCATCAACCATCTCGTCGCCTATAGCACAACTAATATTTACTACTTCGCCCGTCTGCTGAGCCTTCAGATATGCGTAAATGTTTACAGCCACATCTGCCTTGCTTAAATCCTTGCCATGCAAGCCACCACCAGTTACGGCTTCGCCCATATCGCTTCCGAGCTTTCTATTTGTAGCACCAGTATCAACATCTAGTCCTCCAGTCCAGTCTCCGAGAGGATTTATGACTAGGTTTGTATATTGTGCCTGTAGCCGTTCTCTCAAATCTGCTGATGAGGCATGCGACTGGCAGACTATCAACCGACCGTCGTCGAGAATATACTTGCCGTCAGTCGGATAATCATTAAATAACTTTTTAACAAGATCAGAGAGCTCTTTTACGACAGAGTTCGTTGGAATCCCCTTGAATATCCCATTATCGCCCGCACGCAACTTCTCATGTTGGTTACGCGCTAGTTCAGCATCCTGAGCTACACTAATAACCTCCACGGATGAAATCTCTGACAATCTGTATACAATGTCATGAATACTTTCGTTGCTGATGTTAACGTTCGACTCAATGACAATAAAAGCCTTTTTGTGACCAATTAGCACTTCAACTGCAATCTTCGGGTTCTCTGCCTTCTGATACGCCAAGTCGACTATTGCACCAGCTATTCTGTCTGCTACTTTGTCAGGGTGTGTAGGGTTTACTTTTTCGATCATACTATTCCTCTCTTTCCTTTTTTACAATTCAATCTCTGGTGTAGCTTTCTCCCAGCCCTCCTCGGAGCCGGTAATTATCTTGTGCCACCGCTTTCTTACAACATCAACATAGGCTGGCTCTAATTCTGAAGCCACGCAGATTCTGTCTGTCTGTTCACAAGCAATCAGAGTTGATCCACTGCCTGCGAAAGGTTCATAAATAACATCTTTGGCTTTCGATATGGATAGGATAGCTTTCGCCATTAGCCCAACAGGCTTCATAGTTGGATGGTCTTTACTTTTACTTGGGTTATTAAAAAACCACACATCAGACTGAGACCGACCACCGCTCCATGCTCTGCGTTCGTTGATATCTCCGTATATAGCCATTTCGGCGGTAGATTCGTCACCGCTTTCTGCGTCATACTTTCCATCCGATACATGATAGAGTATCGGCTCGAATTGATGCTGGAAGTCTGACCCTCCAAGAGTGAACCTGTTCTTCACCCAAATAATATAACTCCTCCATACCAACCCAGCAAGCTCCAAACTGGTGCGAAAATCATCTAGCTTAAGAGGGGACATAAACGCCAATACCCCCCCCCGAAACATTACGGCTAATACTACTAGCTACGTCGTCTAAGAATTTACGAAAATCATCATCAGACATTTTGTCGTTGGCAATCTTCTTTCTGCGTCTATGTGCGCCCCCAGTATATCCAATTCCGTACGGAGGATCTGTTACGCACGCCGTAGCGGGACTTTCGAAAAATCTATCCATATCCATAAACGAACCACAGTATAAAATGTGTCGACCTAGACGATATGCTTTTCCAGCCTCAGAAACAGCAGGAGAATCATCTTCTACTGGCGGTGGAGTGTCTTCTGTGATGTCTACATCATTGAGCATGACAGGCAAGTCTAACCCCCACGCATCGAGCTGCTCTCCATCCCACTCATTTGCTAACAAATCATAATCCCAATCGCCACCACTGACATTGTCTTTAATGACAAATTCGCGCTGCTTCTCATCACTCCAGTCTACAATCTTTACAGGTATTGTTGTTAAGCCAGCCTCTTTAGCTGCACGATAGCGCATATTACCGCCAAGTATCGTCATGTCCTTATTCACGACAATTTCACGCGCCTCAATCATTTCTGGAAAATCTTTCAGAGATTGAACAAGTTTCTTGAATGCGTCGTCCTTAATAATTCTTGGATTATTTGGATTTGACTTGATTTTTGACAAGTTAACATATTGACGAGATATCTTTTCAGCCGTCATTTTATTACCTCCACTAAAATTATTATTAAACCTATTGCCGAAATCGGCTTCAACAAATAACTAAACTCAGTCATTGATAATGCCCACATCAATACTGTCGTCCACACACCAGTACAAATCATGCACTCTAAAACACGCACTTTTCTATTAATCAGCATTGATCGTAATTTACTAAATATATCAAACGGACCTGACGTAGCAGTCAATAAGTAAGCAAGAGCAAATCCAGCTAGAGCTATCATTCTTTGTCTCCTGGTAATTTGCCTAACGGATAGGCTTTATTGTCAATAACGCAAAAAGGTTGTGGTAACTTCCAGACAGCCGCTTCTTTATAAAAACTTTCACTTAGAGGTGTTCGGATGACTTGAACTACATATCCATTATTCATAGCGTATTCTTCAAGGCGTTCCATCTGCACTTTGTAGTGACCGCAACTTGCACATTCTTTTTGATAGACTTTAATAACTTTCGCCTTCATCGCACAAACCTCACTTTCCTATTAGTTAAATCAGGCAACCCTCTTGCTTTTTGAATAGCTAAATCGTATTTATTCGCCCTTTCGAAGACTTCCTGGATAGTTATTTTCTTTCGTTCCATTAGAAACCTACGAAAAGGAGAGAAACTGCGACTGTATGAAGTTCTGTCGTAGACAAGCCAGCGATGAAATACATACACGCATTCTCTATCGCATACATAAATAGCTTCATGACTGTAGAATATGACTGTTAAATTAGATACTTCGCGTATCGGTATGTAGTCTATTCTTCTAGTCACTTTCGCCACCTAGCAACTCCCAATTTGTTAAAGAAATAAAAAAACACGAGACAAGTAGTCCCGTGTTAATTTAATTATATTATTATATAGACAGATTGTCTAGAGTTCTACTGTAACATATCCATCTGTACCGCTTCGTCTCCCGTAATGTGGTCTTTGACTTTAAGTACAGAATACTTCTTTGGTATATACATACGAAATTGCTCATCATACCTATTCTGGATACGCAGTTCTACCATAAGACGATCTCCTGCAGTAAAACTGCATTTTCCGTTGGCTACAGCGTCTAAGAAATCACCATCCTGAATGTCCGCCTGTATTTTCTCAGTGCCCTTAAAGAATGTCCATTTATTATTCGATTTATCTAATACTGGCTTTACTACCACAAGAGTAGCTGGTACTACTTCGTCCTCTGCATCTTTTGACTGAACAGTCATTTTTCGAGACAGAGGCTCAAACTCACTACGATCGACCTCTACACTATCGTTAGACGATGAGTTAAACACCAACCCGTCCACTGAATCGTCTTTTGACGTCTTTGAGAATAGCCAAAGCGTCCTGAACTGTTTGATTTTCATTATAGATAACGTATGTTGGTTGATTAACGATCATAGAACCAAAGTTATTTATAACCTGAACCTTGTTATCTTCTTGTTGGACAACTTTAGCATCACTTGTATCTCTCAAAGTCTTTTTAATTTTATACAGCTCAATAATAGTGTTGATTGTAGATAAGATTTCTTGAGTAGTCTGAATGGCAATCGGACCAGCTGTGCATATAAATTCTATAACAGCTTCAAAACTTCCTTCTTTCTGTGCAACAATATTAAGCTGTATATCGGTACGATTATTAATCTTATAGTTAACCTTTTGCAATGATAGACAAAGAGCGGAGTGTAGCGATATATGTGTCGACATCTATATCATGACTGCTCTTTTTGAAATCTACAGTTATACTTGGCATATTTCCCTTTTTTGTTTTTATTATGTTTATGTTTTGATTATAACACATGGTATCTCTCATTTCGCTCTCGGGATCTACACCCCTCTATTTCATAAATATCTATTATCCTCGTAATGGTTACCACTTTTTAGATATTCCGCAATTTTATGAGTAACTTCTTCGAAACTACTACCCACAGCTTGAACAAAATCCGTGTGATGGTTGTTTTCATCTCTTAGTCCTGTATATTGCTCGACGATAAACCAAGGGTTCTTCCTGGTGTGTGGTGGACGAAAGCAGTTTTTTATAATATGTTTATCCACATGTAGTAAGCCAAGTCCGTCTATACTAACATACCTGTTATCGATGTATTCCTTGGCTACATTATCCCAAGCTCTAAACTTCATTTCACGCATTGTCATTTCATTTTCACAATCAGATTAGCCACATTACCGAGTCTGGTTTTGTGTATATCATCTATAGCGATTACTTTACGAGCACTACACAATTCTTGATATTGACTTTTAGAATAAGTCCGCCATACATACTTCTCAAGCTGTAGTCGTTCAACCCATTGTTGTGCATACTCTTGACCACCAGCACTCCAAACAACCACCTTTACGTTTTTGAATATACGGGAGCAAAGAATAAGAAACTCTACTACTTGAGTGTTTGCGGCATCAAATGGATAAACTTGACCATGAACTCGTCGTTCTTGTATAACATTTTCATTGATATTACTAATCAAAGTTCCATCAACGTCAAAAGCTATAATAAAGTTTTCCATTTTATCACCCACTGGTAAGCTGTCCATAATCCTCCTTATTACCTTTAGACGAATTACAATTCCTGTGTGCTAACTGGCAGTTCTCGATTGTCGTCAAGCCGCCCTTACTAACTGGTATGATATGGTCAATCGTACAGTCCTTCATAGTTTCAATCGGCTTGTTGCAGAGTGAGCATATTGCTCCATTGTTATTGATTAGTTGTTTACGAATAAATTGTGTAGTGCGAGTTTCTTTTTTGCCGTAAACTCTGGGTGTCGTTATTTTGTAATTGCGTCCTTTAATCTTATGCTTCATATTTAATCTCCTCAACCGCACAACTGGGGCAAGGCGACACCAAGTGTATATCATTGATTAATTACTTTAAGGATTGATGTCGCCAGTTGAACAGACGATCGGGTGGGCATAAAATCATCTGTCCAGTTGACAGCACAATCACGGAGCAAAGGACTTCTCACCTTTCGGCTTACTCCCGTTCGGGAACCCAGCTTTATTCCTCAGATCATGCTGCCAGTTCTACGGTCGATGTTAATGTTCTAAACCAATTTCGACACTTGTCGAATATGGTTTTCTACTGGGTACGATTTGTACCCGATTTACTTTCTTTTGCTTATGCGACCGCCTTTTTTACCTGCACACTTCTTTACAAAGTGAGGACCTTCGATTAGGTCGCAGTCGCATTCAATGTCTTGTGCAAACCCCTTATAGGTTCCGCGACTTGCAAATGTAGCAGAACCGCCTTTTCGTCCAATTTCTGCGTAGAAGTTAGGATTGCTTGCTAAGTTTTTCTGAGCGGCTTTCAGACCGCCTGTTCGTGTTCCTGACATTATTTTCTCCTAATTTTTTAATCAATTCGTGGACACCACGTCCTGAACCGATACCCTTACCAGTCCACCAGCCTTTATACGGATATAGTTTTGCGATATGGTTCTTTCTGTCGTTGCTCTTATAAATGTATATGGCTTTCTCTCTTTCGTCCCAAGCTACAGCATACCAAGCCTCTATGAGTAAGTCGGTTGCGTATTGTACACGACTTGGTTCAAGGGATTTTCGACGCTCTTCACGCTCTTTTTTCATAGCGTCAAATACTGCCCTTAATTCACCCATCAGTTTTCCTCAATTCCAAAATATGTTAACCAATCTTCTCGGTTTTCCTCAATAGACTTTTTAGCGTCTTCCTCGGTTTCGTAACGTACAGGTTCTCCACTGTTTTCAAAAGGATATCTCCATGCCGCGAGACGATGTTTTGCGTAATCATACTCAACAATCCAGCCACCTTTGCCATTCTCAAAATCTGGCTTAAAGTCTGAGGTTTTTCGCAGTCTGACTTCGGCTAGCCTTCGGTCGCGGGCTTCTTCGCACTTTTTTTCAGTGCGTCTGATAAGACCCATAGCCATAAGCCTGTTGTCTACGTCGTCGTCGTCCCAGGTTTCGCACTCTATATCTCCGTACTCGTTAATGTAAAAGTATTTCTCGCCTTTTTTTGGTGTGCGGCGAACGCTGTCTGTCGGTTCTTCCATTTCCTCGAACCACTCGTCGAAGTTGTCTATATCTTGAATAGCAAATTGAGGATCTTCTGGTATGTCTTCACCTGGTACAGCCACAGCTAATTCTCTGGTTCCATCAGACATACTAACAATCTCTTCAAAAATGGTGCCAGCTTTAATTGTGGGCGTATCTTTTAGAAGCTTGTATTTCATGCCTTTATTTCCTTTCCATCTTTGAAACATTTTAGATAACCCATTTTGCCGCCAACCGATTCACAACGAGCTTTAACGTCCATGGCTTGTTTTTCTTCATTAGAACTGATAACAGTTAGGAAAATGATTAGTGCAAATCCACCTATAGTTATCATTATCAAAGCTATTTCAAGTATGTTTGGTAAATTATCCTTTATCATTTCTTCACCTTGACTTCCTTAATTTTTGGTCGCTCGCCTTCGATTCGGCTATCGAGGATTTGATTGATTCGATGAATAATAAACTCTCGTTCGTTCAATCCTCTTAATGCGTCATCCTTCATCTCTAGAAGATCGATAGTACTCATCTCATCTAGTGATTGATAATCGTCCTCGTAATAAGGTTGTATTACTTCTCTTTCCACGTCTTTTCCTCCTTTTTCCATATATCATCCTTCCTGAACTCTTTTAGCCATTCTTTGTCTTGTTTAGCTATGTTGTATTCTGAGATTGCTACGAAAATTAGCAAGAACATGACGATTATTATCCAAATTAAAATAAACATTTATTGTCCTTTGTTTTTTAAGTCTTTAATTAAGATTTCTAGCTCTCCGTCTGTCCATTTGTAGGGCTTTTTCATACTTTCTAACAGGTCAACGATATCTTCGCCGTAAGTTTTAAGCATGAATCTTGTGTAACCAATCATGTTTCCTTCATCAAATCGATTACACGACCTACATTGAGCGTGCACGTTTCGCTCGTCGTATCTGAGAGCCATCCATCTTCTATTTATGAAGTGTCCAGCGTCAGCCTGTTCAAAAGGTTTCCTCTGTCCACATGAACAACAAATAAAGAATCCGTCTTCAGAATCTCTCATTCGTATATATTTTGAGAAGATCCTATCAGCTTTCTGGATTAATTTTCGACTTGCCACACTATTCTCCTAAACGCCAAACTCTTACAAATCTGCCATTCATGATCGGTCGTTCACTTTTTCGCCAGCCAACAGGCTTAAAATCATTGTTAAAGACTTTACCTGTTGTATTTCTGTGTATGTATTCAGGTCGAGGGCACTCTTTTAAGACGTCCTCGATCGTGATAAGCGATTTATCTTCTAATAGTTTCTTAGCGGTTACACGAGCCTCTTCTAGCCACGCCTCCCGCTCTTTTTTGAACAAGTCTTTGACGGTTACCATATCAATTTATCCTCGGTAATAAAACCGTCTAAAGTTGTTATTTTACGTATAGTACCGCCAGATTTTTTTCTAAAATCTCGAGCCTCTTTCCTTGTCGTAAAATTTCTGCTTAGCGTTTCGTTTTTGACGATGTACGTTGTGCAGTTGTTTACGTCCCTTAATCTCTGTGAAGTCATTCTCTTCCCCCCGATTCAATCTTCGTGAGATTACTAAATTGTTATCTATAAACGTCCACTTAAACTTCTTCATAAAACTGATGTCTGGGTCTACAATCCGAATCGTAAACCCGTTGTCAGTTTCGAGAAGATAGACTTTTTTTCTTCTCGTCATTTAACCTCCTAAAAAGAGATTTCGCTCAGATCTACTGGCGTGCCGAGGTCTTCGCTTGATTTCGCTGTTTGAGCCTTGCCGTCGCTCAAAAATTGAACCTGTTCCACAATTACCTCAGTAGCTTTACGTTTATCGCCGTCTTTTTCCCACATCCTAGTTTGTAGTCGACCAGTTACACCAATTTGTTTACCTTTTGGTGCGTATTGGGCTAATAACTCAGCTGTTTTATTCCAGGCTGTCATATTGATGAAACTTGATTCAGAGTTTTTATCACCGACTGCTAAAGTAAATGAAGCTACAGACTTGTTAGTATTAGTTTTTCTAACTTCTACGTCCTGAGTTACTCGACCAATTAAAGTTACGCTATTTATCATATTCCTCCTTAGAACATTAATTTTTGGACTTCTTTTTCTACTAGCTCAAGAGTAGCGTTTTCTACTCGCTTTACTATTTCGATTTCCTCTTTATAGTCTTCTCGATTTAATTCAAAAATCTGTAATCCTAGTTCTGGATTTGAGAACACGTCTGAGTAGATACAGAAGTAAAGCTTCTTCAATTTATCGTTTACTACAAAGTATTGAAGAATCTGCGGCTTGTATTCGGAAGGCGGATGTTTTTCATAGTAAGCTTTGACTACTTTCCAGCTATCAAGACATTTGATCTCTACAGCCTCTGTCTCATCTTCAAACTCGCCATCTGGTGAGCAAATCATATATTCGTTTTCTTCAGATTGCCAAACTCGACCAGGAATAATCTTCTTACCAAGTTTTTCAGAAATCAGCTCCCTAGCTTCCTCTTCTAGGATTTGACCTCTTAGCATAGCCGAATAAGTAGCTCCTTCTGGTAAAGTGTAGTCATTCGGATTAATTGGCTTGGCTATTCGCTGAGCAATTAGCTTATAGATTGAATCGTTTATTTGAACATTCGCATAGAGTTCATTTAATTCATCTTCCGTAAGCATTGCTCGGATATTGTCCATTGTCAGATTTTTCGGAAACTCATAACCTTTACTTTCAGCGAATTCAACCAGCTCGGCTTTTGGTATATACCGAACCGATGAATAATCTTTTGCCGATGAGCCTGAAATCCTGCCTTCGTGAAAATCCAACCATTCTTGACTTCTTTGTTCAAGGTCTAGGATTTTCATTTATCGCCTCCTAGCTTTGCCTTTACCTCATCCTTAACGCCGACAAGCTCACGTGATAGCTTTGGATTGGTTTTGACAATCTCTGTATACTTTTCTTTTAATTCGTCTAAAGTCTTACAGGCTCGTAATTCCTCTTCGGCTTTCTTAGTGTCTTGGAACGTCTCAAACTCCTCCATCTCTTCGGTACTTGCGATTTCTCCGTTATTCAAATAACCAAGCAAACTCAATGCTCGACCGACTGAGATCGTTTCTAGTTTTTCGAATGCTTTGTCTTTTTTCATCTGATTAACTGAATAAGCCGCTGTTCCAGTAGCGTCCGCAGAGTATTTGTCTCGCTTATCTTTTAAGATGTAGGTTGTGAATACTGCACCGCCGTTTGGCGTAAATTCATAAGTAGTTTTGATTGACGACCGCGGATTGTCTTGCCTAAACTCTTTTAATCGATCGGCGACTTTCGCATAATCGCCTCCAGAAACCTTTGAAGTCTTCACTTGCTTCATAGTTCCTCCTTATAAAAATCTTAAATATCTTCCATTCGTGTAAACTGACCACGCTCTGTAACCTTGTGATTTCCACACGTGATAGGCACAGTCAATATTCACTTCTGGGTTGTGCGAATCGCAATTTTCTCGACCAGGTAAAATTCGTACCTGAAATAGAGAAACCGAATAGCCATACGTTCTGCCGTTTTGTGTAAATGTCAGGCTTGTATCGCCTGTTGCGTTTTCATTACACGAACTTTCGGCTTGCATAATAGCTTTCATAATTCGCACGTCCCAATTGTATTTCTCAAGTAAAGGTTGAAACCTGTCGCAGCCGCCTACACCAGCTTTCTCCACAGATTTTTGAGGTGCAGGCGAGGCTTCAACCTTTGCGGCAGTTTGTGGTAGCAACGGTTGCCGCTTTTCCGTTGCTACTGTTTTGACACTTCAACTTTGACATTCTTGACGATTGTCGCCGCTTCAGCTTTGACTTGTTCAGTTTGGTTCTTTTGATATTGCATACCGCCGATAAACGCGATAATTCCTGTAATTAAAATAGTAATAATAATAGTTTTGATAGTTTCAATATTAAGTTTTTTCATTTTCTTCTCCTTGTTTTGTTTTTTGTTTTCTTTATTTTCTTTTAAGCTAGACATTGTATTAATTCCTCTCTAGCACATATGTTTACAACTTCGTCCTCAATTCCATCACAATCTGGATTTGGACAATAAAACTCAGGTTCGCCCTGACAACCACACCACTCAGCTTCTCTGCCTGAACAGCAAGGTTGAATTACTTCTAAATTATCGTGGTTGCAATACCACTCGTTATCAAAGAAATCAAAGCGATAACTCGCTCTAATTTGCTTTACGTTAATTTTCATATTTACTCTCAATCTGCCATTTGATATAATGGCTTTGTAGCCGCTCTTTTGAGCGGTTTTTGCTTTATACTGCCCACTTTTCAGCGCAGGTGTGGGAGACCTGTAGTGAGCAGCGCTGAGCGTTCGAAAATAAACATAGGACTACAAAGATGTAAACTTAACCCATCGAACGCCAGCTGAATTAAAAATGTGCTAGCGGTTATCAAACCGCTCGACGCTACCCACTAATTCCAAATTGTTAAAATACTAACTTCTACACGTGTTACGCCTGAACCTTCGAGCAATCTGTCACGCTTGTATAATTTTCGTCGTACGCTCTTTTGCGGTGTCGCTTACGTAATCGTAATAGTACAGTTTGTTAATTCTGCACGAGATTATCAGACAGCCGATTGATAACCTCGTGGAAATTAAAAAACACCACTTTCGTGATGTAGATAAAAAAAGAACCGCCATAAAGGCGGTGGTTTACAAAACCGTTGCTCTAGCCAACTGAGCTAAAGCGGCAACTGAATTTATT